CAGTTAGTAAATGAAGCTGACAAAAAAGAAGAAGCTAAAGGCATGGCCAACATGGACGACAAAGTTAAGGTCAATGACGATGAGATGTCAGTAAAAGAACTTCTTAATAAGTATAACAAGCTTGTTAAGAGAAACGAAGAAGCTGAAAAAGAAAAAGAAAACGAGGACGACGAAAAAGAAAACATGGACGAGGACGAAAAGAAAAACGAAGAAGAGAAAGAAAAAGAGAACAAGAAAAACGAAGACGAAGACGATGAAGGTGCAGACGAGAAAGAGAATAAGAAGAAAAACTCTCTTGAGTCTGAAAACGCAAAGCTTAAAAAAGAACTTGCAGACATGAAGAAAAATAACTTTGAAATGCTTGCGAATGCTCCTTGGAAAGCTGATGAACCAGAAGTAACAACAATTGAAACTAGTACTGACCTTGTATCCAGAGGTAAATCTAGATACGGAAGTAAATAATATAAGATAACAATTTTGTAATAGGAGAAAATTATGCAAAATCCAAATCAATTTTCGCAATCTGTTGAGAAGGGTCAGTTAGATCTCAAGTACAACGGACTAGTTCTATCTTGCATTGTTGCAAGTGGGGAAACGCTCGTTCCGGGAATGGGTGTAAAACTTAAAGACGTAGCAGGGAAAGGAATTTCAATAGAAGCTCTAGACGCTGATACAGATAATGCTTTTGGTGTTGTAGCTTATAACACCAAAGAGGCTTCATACTCAGGGCTAGACGCAGTAGAAATTGCTGCTCAAGGTTCAGTAGTTCAAATGGAGGCTTCTGCTGCTATTGCAAGAGGCGCACAAGTTATGCCAGTAATTACAGGTGAAAAAGTAGCAACGGCAACTTCTGGAAAAACTGTAATTGGAGTTGCTCTAGATAAGGCTGCCGCAGATGGCGACTTAATTAGAGTTCTATTATCAACTGATGGTTCAGCTAAGTTGGCTGCCTAATTTATAAGGAGATAAGAAATGAAAAACAAAATTCAAATCTTAAATGCACAGGGTGAGCCAATCGTTCTTAATCAAAGAGAGCAATACTTGGCAAATATGAACCAAAAGAAAGTAAATAGTCTTGGCTTTGAAATTGATGTAACAACACTTACAACAATTATGAAAAAAGTTACAGAGCAAAAGTTTTTTGAACTTGCGCCTGCTGATTATTTACCGTTAAGAGTTGGTGAAGGAGCTTGGAGTTCTAACCTGACAACTTACCGTTCTTTTGCTTTAGGTGATGACTTCGAGAGTGGTATCATTAATAGTGGAAAGTCGAACAGTAAGCTTGCTGGAGCAGATGCAGGAGTTGATTCAATTACTGTTGACGTTAAGAACTGGGCGAAAGAAATTGGTTGGACTCTTTTCGAGTTACAACAAGCTTCTAAAAGTGGGAATTGGGATTTAGTTACTGCTAAAGAAAGAGCAAGAAAGAAAAACTGGGATTTAGGTATTCAGAAAGTTGCTTTCCTTGGTATCGAAAATAACAGTGCTATAAATGGATTGTTAACTCAAGCAGGAGTTTCAATTAACACTACAACTATCACTAAAAGAATCAGCTCGATGACTGGTGCAGAATTAAAAGCATTTGTTGCTGCGATTCTTGCTGACTATAGAACTAACTGTGATAGAACTGCATGGCCTACACACTTTATTATTCCTGAAGATGATTACCTAGGATTGGCTTCACCTTCAAATGCTGATTTCCATATCAAGTCTCAACTTGAAGTACTAGAAGATATGTTTAAGATCATGACTAAAAAACAAGATTTTAAAATTCTTTCAAATGCTTACGGTGAGAGTGCGCATAACAGCCTTGGAGTTGATAGATATGTTTTACATAACTACGACGAAGAGTCTTTAAGAATGGATATCCCTGTGGATTACACAAGTACACTTGCAAATTCTATTGACAACTTTTCTTTTCAGAACGTTGGATATGGACAGTTTACGGGTGCGCAAGCGTACAGACCAAAAGAGATGCTTTACTTCCAATTCTAATTTTTTAGAATAAAACAATAGCTCCCCTTTTCGGAGGGGGGCTTTTTAACAAAAAGGGAGAAGCAATGTACGTAAATCCAAGCGTATCAGATTTTAAAAGTTATTTTGTTCGTGACTTCCCCTTTGGCCATGATATTTCAAAGCACGTAACGGACGACGATATAACAAGGGCAATTTCAGAGGCAGACGTTAAGATAAACCCGTCTCTTTTTTGTTCTCAAGAAGAATATACTTTAGCATTTCAATACTTAACTGCTCATGTTCTTTGTATGAATTTGAAACAAAGTTCTCAAGGTATCAATAGCAGTTTTGAATGGCCATATAGCTCGAAGTCTGTTGGTTCTGTTTCAGTTGGGCAGTCAATACCTCAAGATGTTTTGAGCAATCCTTTGTACGCTTATTACGCTAAGACAGCTTACGGTGCAGAGTACTTAATGCTTATATACCCTCGACTACTTGGTAACATGGTAACAGTTGCAGGAGCTACAAGAGCATGAAATTTATTGATGACACATTCAACATGAAAGAAATAGAGAAGGTCATCAAGACTCTAAAAGATAATAATGTAAAAGTTAGAATTGGAATAGTTGGAGAGTCGCAAAGAAACGAAGAAGAGACAGGGGATGCACCCACTAATGCAACTATCGGTCTTTGGGCAGAAATGGGAACTGAAAACTCTCCTGCTAGGTCATGGCTTAGAATGCCTTTAGCCGAAAAGCTTTTCGATAACTTGAAAAATTCTGGATTCTTTAACGACAAGACTTTTAGAAAAGTGGTTAAGGAAAGAAGTTTTGTAAAGTTTGGAAAAAAAATGGGAGTCGTTGCAGAGGAAACAATTCAACAAGCTTTTGACACGGATGGTTTCGGCAAGTGGCCCAAAAGTGATATGAGTAACAAAAAAGTTCAGCAAACACTAGTTGAAACTCAACAATTAAGACGTGCAGTAACGAGTGAGGTCAAATCGTGATTAAAAACGCTAAAGACATTTCGCTTGGGAGCAATCAGGACTCAGGGCTTCCAGATATGGCCGGAGCTTTAGACGGGTGGATGCAATCTTATTCTATAAAAGTAATAATAAAAGAAGTTGTGGATTTTGAAGTTTCTGAAACTGAAAACTCGATAACATTTCAAGGAGTAGTTCAACCTGTTTCGCCTAGAGTGATAGAACAAAAGCCGGAAGGACAGAGAGACTGGAGATGGATTCAGATTCACAGTAAAACCTCTTTAAATGCAAGCCTTGACGATAAAGTTATATATGACGGAGTTCAATATCGAATAATGCAAAAGAGTAATTACTCGCATTACGGATATTTCTGGTATCAATTAATGGAGGATTATACAAATGCCTCTTAGCCTGACAGTATCGACTCCATACGTAACAATAGGTAGCAAAGCCGTATTTTCCGCTCAAGGCGGTGTTGCTCCTTACACGTACTCAATTAAGAGTGGCGACGGTTCGATTGATTCTGGCGGTGTTTTCACGGCAACAGCTAATGATATAGGCGAGACAGTCATAAAAGTAGTAGATTCAAGTGGAGCTATTAAAACTCAATCGATCAAGATTGTTACTTTTTTACACCTAATAGCTCATATTCTTAAGTACGAAATGGGGCTTAGTTCTGATCAAGTATATATATACAATCAAAAGCTTTTCATACCAAAAGACGAGAGAATCTATATCTCGATAGGGCTTGAGAGTTCAAAGATAATCGGAGCAAAGTCAAAATTTGATAATGGTGTTGAATCTAGAGCTGTAAGCAATTTTAACACTATAAAGATTGATTTATTCAGTAAGTCGATAGATGCTTTAATTAGGAAGGATGAGGTCATAGCTTCATTAGGAGGCATCTTCTCACAGAACGTGCAAACGGCCAATTCTTTCCGAATATCCACTGTTCCTCAGAGTGTGACCAATCTATCTCAAGTGGACGGGACAGCAATTCCTTTCAGATTTAATTTAACATTTGGAGTTTATAACTTATCATTGAGTTATAAGGACGTAGAATATTTCGATAGTGTTGATATCGGATTTTCATCTAAGGATGGAGACAATGCAATCATGGAGACAGAGTAAATGGAAGATCTTGTAGGAGAAGCAGTTAAGTATCTTATAGCGGTTTTTTTAAGTGTGATTATTTACTTTTTAAAGAGCTTGCACAAAACAATTATGAAGTTCATGGAGGACTCAATTGTAAACTTTAAGGGCTTCCATGAGGAAATGGCAAAATTCAGGTCTGATATAAGATTAATTCTTCAAGAAAATAACTATATAAAAGAAAGAATCGACAGCAATGAAAAAAGAATAGACAAGAACGAGGGTGAAATACTCAACCTTAGAGACTTTAAACATAAACACGAAAGAGACTATGAAAACATAGTCAAACTACTTAGAAATGACTTAGAATAATTACAGACTATAATTTCGGAGGAAATATGAGCAACGTATCAATTTCAAATGTAATCAATATCTCGGTTTCTGCGGCAGGAGCAGGAGCAGGAGAGTACAACACATCAAATCTTGCAATTTTCAGTCACGAACCTTACGAGGCGAGCTTTGGAAATGATGGATACAAGATTTATCGAGAGTCTTCGCAAGTAGCGACTGACTTCGGTACGGATAGTGAGACTTACAAAATGGCTTTGCAAGTTTTTTCTCAATCCAAGAATATTCTTGCAAATAATGGGTATTTGGTAATTTTGACTATTAACTCTGAAATTCAAACAGTGACTTTTGATGCTGTTCCAGACGCAGGAGATTTCAAGCTGACTTACAACGCAACCAACACGGCAGTTATCGCTTACGATGCAACAGCGGCAGAAGTACAGGCGGCACTAAGAGCAATTGAAGGTCTAGAGGGTGTAGGTGTAACAGGTGATTTTAACACTGGCTTTGTAATTGAGTTCAAGGGAGTTGAGGGAGATATTTCAAATATCACAATGACTGATAATAACTTAACCGCTTCGGCAGTTGCAGTTGTTGAAACAATTTCTGAAACACTCGCAGGGGAAACTTTGGACGCTGCAATTACAAGAACAAAATCTCTTGTTCATTATTTCGGAGTACTTGTAACTTACTTACTTGGTTCTACTGAATTATCAGATACGGCGGCAGTTGTTCAAGCAAGTCCAATGATGGCATTTTTTGGAAGTAACGACTCGGCAGATATCGAACCAGATGGAGACTTTGATCTAATTAGACAGGCTTCACAAGATCATGTTAGGTGCTTGTATTATGGAAATGCTGATATTTCAAAAGTCTTAGGGATGACAGCGGCATATGCAAGTCGTGGACTAAGTACAAACTTTGACGGTGATAACACTACTCAGACGATGCACTTAAAAGACTTGGCAGGAGTAACGGCAGACTCAACAATCGATGAAACAGCACTTGCAAAAGCTCAAGCGGCTGGTGCGGATGTTTACGCAAACATTCAGGGAGTTCCTAAAGTTTACACAAGTGGAGCAAATGACTTCTTTGATAATGTTTACAATCTTCTTTGGTATGTAGGCGCATTACAAGTTGCAGGATTTAATGTACTTGCTCAGACAGGAACAAAAATTCCTCAAACCGAAGACGGGATGGACACGCTAAAATCAGGATATAGAAAAATATGCGAGAAAGCTAGAAGTAATAAGTTCATAGCAGCTGGGTCTTGGACTTCTCCTGATAGATTTGGAATTCTTGCTGACTTCAACAACAACATTATTGAAAGAGGTTACTATATCTACAGTCAACCAGTTGCGCTTCAAACTGCGGCAGATAGAGAGACAAGAAAAGCTCCTCTTGCTCAGATTGCAATTAAACAAGCTGGGGCGATTCACTCTTCAGGCGTAATAGTAAACGTAAATGAATAAGGAGAAATAACATGAGTACAAGTTTAACGGGTTCAGATGTTACAATAATCAACGACAGAATACTTGCAGACTTAGCGGATGGAGATTGCGTAAATCTTGACCCACCTAACGAGTTGGCAACAGTCAAGACAGGAAAAAACGGAAACGTTATCTATGCTTTTAACGAGACAGGAAAAGAAGTTACTGTAACGATAAGAGTTCTCAGAGGTAGCGCAGATGACAAATACCTGAACGGATTAATGTCTTCAATGAAAGCCAATTTTTCTTCTTTTGTTTTATTGACAGGAGAGTTTATTAAAAAAGTTGGTGACGGTGAAGGAAACGTAACAAGAGATACTTACATCATGAGTGGGGGAGTATTTACGAAAAACGTTGGAGCTAAAAACAATGTCGAAGGTGACGTTGAACAGTCTGTTTCGATTTACGAATTGAAATTTGCAAATGCTCCTAGAACATTGACTTAATATTAAAATAAAAAGGGAGCTGCAATCAAGTAGCTCCCAAAATAAAGGGATTCTTAAATGAAAGAATGTAAAATGCCAAGTGGTGCAAGGCTAAGAATAAATATCGCACCTTTCACAGACGCAAAAGAACTTTATCAGGCAGTAGCGGAAGAACTAAAGTTAGTTGAGGTAAACTACGACGACGACCTGGACGTAAACATGTTGAAAAACTTAGCGTGTTCATTTCTAAGTAGTAAAAGAGTAGAAAGGGCATTAATACCGTGCATGAACAGGTGTCTGTATAACGATAAAAAAGTCTCAGATGAAGTATTTGAGGACGTGGAAGCTCGACAAGACTATATAGAGTGCATCACAATGATCACGTGGGAGAATATACACCCTTTCGTGAAGGCCCACTTTGCAAGGTTTCAGGATATTTTCAGCAAAGTAGCGATGGGCCAGTAGTAAAAATTTTAAAAGAAGATGACTTGTTGATTTTCATGAGACTTGTAAAAGCTGGATATGGTACACTAAAAGAAGTTAAAGAAATGAACGCTAGGGAAGTTATACAAGCACTAAACTACGAGTCATTCGTTAACGATTACCAACAAGCTTACTTGGAGCAAAAATGAAGATAGGTGAGTTATTTGTAGAGCTAGGCGCAAAGGGTGATAAAAAACTCTTAGCCGGACTCAAATCAATAAACAAGGGAATGAGAAGTATAAAAGAGACTTCCCTTGGAACCAAGGCAGCAATTGCCGCTGCGACTTTCGCAGTAGAAAGAATGACTCGCTTTTCAACAAATATGGGAGCTAGCTACGAAGAGTTCGCAGGGTACACTGGCATGTCTGCGCAAATGCTTCAAAAATGGCAGTATGCCGGAAGACAAGCAAACGTAACAAACGAACAAGTTCAAAGTTCATTCATGGGTGTTTCAAAGGCAATGGGCGCAATGATGCTAGGGAAGGGCGCACCGGAAGGGCTTGCCGTTTTATCAGACACCGTTGGCTTTGAGATAGATAAGGCAAAAGACACTGTCTATGTCATGAAAAAACTTCAAGAGTTCGCTACTAACTTTAAAGGAAATGAAGTTCTAAAAAATCAAGTCATCGAATCGTTTGGTGTTAACAGTACAGCAATGATAGCAGCAATGAAGCAAAATGCCTTCAACATGGAAACGATGGCCAAAGCACCTGTTTTCTCTGGAAAGGAAACCTCAAAGCTCGCAGACATGAATGCGAAAATGAATGAGTTCTATAACAACTTGAAAATGACAGCAGGAAAGCTAGTTGTTGAGTTTATGCC